GCTATGACAGCATCAACCGCGGCAGCAGCGATGATAGCATCACCGTTTGCCGAGATCGTAGCAACGTTTATCAGTTCACTTCTTTCGTTCACCTTCTTAGCGTGCTGCTTCAAGAAGGGCACCACGATATCTGTATATAAGGAGTTAAGTTCGTTAACCATCCTCTGTGGGTTGTATTTTGGGTTGTTTTCTAAAAACTTGAGACCTTCGCGGGTCAAGGAACCAGCTAGGATGATAGCTGTGGTTGTCCCGTCACCAGCTTGCTTTGCTGTGCGAAGGCAGATTTCTTTAGCAGACTCGATGATGAGGTTTGCTTCGGCGTTCGCAACACCGAGGGTTTTTGCAACTGTAACACCGTCTTTAGTGACGAGGGGTGACAAGCCGTCTCTTTCCAAGATGACGCATCGACCGCCTGGTCCAAGGGTTGCACCAACCACATCAGCCATGGTTGTGATAGCAGTGGAAACAATCTGTCTTATCTTAGCTCTATCCGCTGTGATACTCTTGGCTTTCGACTTTTCATATAGCATATTTTGCTCCCTTACTTCTATTAGTTTGTTTCCACAATGGCTGCAAATTATTATAATTACAAGCTAATAATAGTTCATCTCTATTATCTAACTTAAATAATACTAATGGTTTTATATGATCTATTTCCCACTCACCATAGTTTTCCCATGTCATACCGGGTTGGAACTTAGATTCTAAATATTTTTTAAGTTCTTCAACGGTGCAACCTAGATCTTTCACCGCTGAACCAGTTTTTATATCACCTTTTATTGCTAAATATAGTCTATGTCGAAGTCTTTTTCTGAGTTTATACTCTATATCATTAGAATATCTATTTTTAACATATTTACGATTCAACTCTCTATCTCTTATCTTATTATCTTCTCGCCATTCTTTTAAATAATTTGGGTTAGCTTGTTTAAATTTCTCTTGTGAAACCCCATATTTATCTTGATTACGTTGAGTTGTATAGGTTGTATTTTGTTTCTTTTTACACACCTTAGATCCACAATGTACTCTATTACCATTCTTAGTGTTATCTAAAAATGTACATTGACAATGTATACAAACCTTATTCATTGTTTTTAATTCCAAATCTTTGTTGTATGCCTTTAATTTTTACCAAATAATGATTAAGAACTATTCTGAATCAAGTTTTAAGATACTTGACTTGTGACGTTTAATGGCATTATCCATCTCTTTGTTGTATTCTTTTACTACCTTCTCATATTTCTTAAGCTGCTTCTGATCTATCTCAAAGCCAAAGAACGAATGACCAAGCTTTAAGGCAGCACGCAAAGAACCCGTTCCACCGCAATGAGGATCAAATATAACCGAGCCCGGAAGGCAGTCGGTCATGCGGATAAGTAGTTCTGCTAGGTCAACTGGGTACGCTTCATCTAGCGAACCTGTCTCTATCTCCCATGTATTGCCGGGACAAGAAACCTCGCTGTCTGTTTCCATGTATTTTCTGATAGGCAACCGATCCAGCTTCCATACATCGCCGTTGCAGAAATGAAGAACATACTCGTGTGAGTTGACTAGGTTAGTCTCTGATCTTTTTCCAGGAAACCAAGTTTTCTTAACTATGATGTTATCGATATGGTTGAAACCAACGTCAGCCATAGTCTTTGCAACCTCAAAAGGTCTATACTTAGCTTCTGTTGGGGCATAACATATCAAAAAAACGATTCCGTTGGGGATGACGTGATCTTTTAATTTCTGGGCAAACTTCTTAAGCTTCTCGATATCAAAACCATCACGCTTGCGTATTGGGACCCTTGTTATGCAGCACTCAATATTTTTTGGCCATACGGCATTTGGGTCCATAGCATCCATGTTATGAATTCTAATATTGGTTTGAAAAAGGCCAGATAAGTTATCAATACTCATAAAGAAGGCCATTTTACTGAGTTAACAAAAGTTAAAAACTCAGTTAAAGTTAATTGTTGTTTAAAGCAGTTCACACCATGTAAAGTCCAAGCTACATTACCTTTAGTATATCCTTTTTCTGGATCTAAACGATCTAAGGATGGACTATAAAAGTCAAACTTCAAGTGAACAATTTTCATTTTTACTTTAGTGTAAAAGCATAAACCATCTTGTTGTTTCCACAACTCTAGTAAATATTTAGAATCAATGTCAAATGGGTAATTTTTCGATTTTGCTCTAGATTTATACAACGAAATACGATCCTGAATATACCTTAAACTAATTCCATCCTTAGCCCTAATCGCTTCATCACGAATATCACGTCGCCATTCAGCTAGCTTTGGATTGTTTCTTTTCTTTTTACAAACCTTACATCGCACAGATAAACCGTCTTTATAACCATGATCTTTAGAAAATAAATCAATAGACACTGGCTGTTGACAGTCCTTACATATCTTAGTATTGTCGAGTTTCTCGCTCATCTATGTGATTATACTCAGATGTTAGGTTTCTTCAGTTAAGATAGAACTTAGGGCTTTGTCGATACCTTTATTGAAAGCTTTCCAAGCAGCTTCTTTTATGTGTTGGATGAACTCTTGAAGATCAATGTATTGATATGTAACTAAAACGATTGCTTCACTAGGATTTGTGTTGCTGTATTGGCAGTTGATGCTGACAGAATAAGTGTGATCAAAAGATAACTGTCTATGAATTTCTTTGGGGGTACCCATAGTGGTGTTGCGATCAAACCGTAACCTTATGGTGAGGGTATAGGTTGATTCACCTTGAAACACCTGTACTGGTTGCATGTTGCCAAGTACACAGAGCGGTTGAACATCTTGATGCATATCTAAAGAATGTATCCCAAGATATTGATCTCTAAACAACTCTGCTAAACTGCTATCTAGCTCATGCATCATACTTTATCCAACTTATCTTCTAGCTGACCGGTAAACTCCCTATCAAACTCCTCACGAAGGTTACGCTTATAGTACTTAACGCTAACATAGCTGTCGCAGCAGTAACGCTCTAAGTTGGTAACATTGACATCAACGCTTTCACCAGGAGGTACTTGGATACCTAGGTCTGAATGAAGATTCTCACTGTAGTGGTCACAGCAGCTCATCATGGTTAGGAACGTTCTGCCAGATAACGATAGTTCAACCTTAGCCTTGCCAGCAGAAGAGAAGTTAAAACCCAACAGTACATAGCCATCTGGTGTAGATGGCAGTAATGTAGTGCGGTTATTACAACCTGCGCAGACACTATCTAACTTAATCTGTATCATCTCGATGTTGTATCTTATCGGATCCAGTGCTATCATGTTATGCTCCAGAGCTACCGAAACCGCCGGTTCCACGGGAAGTATTGGTATCAACTGAAGCAACCGGTTCAATATAGAACTCTGGCGAGTGTGGGTTCATGATGAGTTGAGCTAGTTTCTCACCTTTCTTGATAACTATAGGTGTTGTCCTCATGAGAGGAAAACCTTGAGGATCTATCTCTTGGATGATGTTGATGTTGCTCATCACAACATGAGGTATGCCGCGATAGCCTTCATCGATAACACCTGCATAGACAAGAAGTCCTTTAGCTCCGAGACCAGACTTAGACGTGATGTTTCCCCATGTTCCAGCTGGAAGCTTCATCCGGATGTTGAGTGGATGCTTCATGACCTGACCTGGATAGATCGTGATGTCGTCGGTAGCATAGAGATCAAAGCCTGCATCGGTAGCGTTTGCCTTGCAGGGCAGTTTTCCACCCTCTAAAACCTCAACCTCGATCTTGAAATGTTCTTCTTTTAGTTTAGCTAGAAATTCTTTTGCTTCATTTTGATTCATAACACCTCCGATATGGTCGATTATACATTTTTGAGAAAAATTCAGTGCTTAAGTTGCAAAATATATTTTTGTTTGTGAGTGAAAAAACGCTTTGTGACGGGTATCATAAAGAATGTCCACTCCAGTCAATCTATCTTCAAGATTCAACTAAAAAAGCTTTAGCGAGGGGTTACGCGCGTTCCGCGCAAGACATTCGCTCTTCAGAAGAAGAGCGAAGATTGGAGAAGATTTTTTAATTGAGGAACTAGGGAGGGTGGTAAGACCCTCCGGGAGATTCATAAACATCGTTCCATGCATTGTAGATATTTTCCCATCACGAAGTTGAAGTCATACTCTAGGTATTCATAGTGTCTGGTGAAGAAGTTGAACTCACATGACATGAACGTCACCAAACCTAGTATGACCAAAAGATAGAATAACCGTTCGTGTTTTTTCATAATATGATGTGTACGGAGCTGGGTACGTTGCCCATCGCCTGCTTGTCAGTTACGGTTGCTACCCGTGCTAAACATAAGCCCAATTTTGCCTGCGCCGTACACATGATCATTTTATACTAGGGGAGGATTCGAGAGTATATCTAAGATTATATTATGTCTTTCTCTATATCTTTAAGCTTCTCGTTGATCTCTTCGTCTGTTGGCCCGTTAGGCAACATGCTTTTCGATGGGACAGATTGCAGGAACAGCGATCTCTCAGCCTCACGCCTGCGCATGAGACCTGGCTCATCGTGCTTGTCAGCACCGCAGTGATGCCATTTCAAGAACTCATCAGCAGCACCAGATATATCGCTAGCGTTCAGACGCTTCAACAAGGTAGATCCTTGAAGGGCAGCAACACCGAGGTTGTATGCGAACGACACTAAGGCCGCAAACTGGTTATCATTTATAGGGATCAACACCATCTTCTCAACAGCGGATTCTTTCTCGCGCAGCTCAAAGTCTAGATAATCAATTGCTTGTGCTTCCGTGATAGGAGCATCCTTCATCGTAACCTTAACACCGTTTGGGTACTTGATGGTTCCGATGCCGATGGTTGGGATCCCAGCAGTATCTAGATACGGTTTAAGTCTGAGACCTTCCCAAGTCTTGATAAACTGAATGCCTGTTTGATTGATAGTCCTCATAGCCTTAATTATACTATGATTTAGGTCTTAATTAGATAACTTTCACTTTATCTGTAATATCTTGATAGTATTCAACCCTGTTGAACCCATGACGGGTTAACATAGTCGAACCCATAGGAATATAGTCGAGTATTATGCACTTAGTTTTGGTGCCCTGCTTGCGCAGCCCACGGCCAACGGCCTGCATAACGGGCCCCTTGCTTGCGACAAAGTTGGCCAATATAAGGACGTCGACGTTCTTTGTGTCTGTCCCCTCAGATATCTTTCCATCCGTTCCGACCAACCCAGGAACCTTACCTTTGTTGAGTTGGTTTACATACTCTTGGGACTTAGCATCCAGACCGGTAGCAAAAGGGATGCCAAGCTCGTTGCTGAGCTCTTTTCCGTGCGCAACCTCATCTACAAGGATCAGGACAGATTTACCTGCTGCCATCATCTTCCGAGCATCCTCGCGGATCTGTGCTTTCATGGCATCGTTGTTCAGAACATGTGCTTTGTAGCTTTTAAGCTTGTCATCCTTGAAATCTTTACCAACCGTAGCTACTTTCCTGATCAAGAAATATGGTTCAGCAAGCCATCCGTTCTCTACTCCCCATTTGATGTCTCGCTTGATTATCACGGATCCACATCCAGCGGTGATCATGACATCTTTACCGTCTGAGCGGTAGTCTGTCGCTGTTAGACCGAATATCTTTCCGGTCTTAGCTAAGCCTTGAGATATATCGAAGAACGTTGTCGCTGGGCAGTGATGGACCTCGTCAAAGATGACAAGACCAAGCTCTTCCTTTGAGAACTCGACGATGTTTTTACATATCGACGCAGCGATGCCTACCGTAAGATCGTTTATCTCTTTCTTTCCACCCCCGTAGAAACCAACCTTATGCTTCCCAAAGCAGGATACAAACTGCTCGTAAAACTGCTTGGCGACAGATTCGCTGGGGCACACAACCAGGGTTTTCTTCTTGTATCGCTGGACCAGATGGGTAGCTAACAAGGTCTTACCTAAAGCTGTTGCAAAGTTGATCAACCCGCGAAACTTAGCAAGCATCAAGACAACCGCTTCTTCCTGGTAGTCGCGTAGGTCAAAAGGTTTGTTCACCCAAGGCAGCACAACTGTCTTACCTGTCTCAACCCTAAGATCTTGAAAGGTTAATGTTGGGAACGCTTCCATCAGCATGTCTAGGAAGCATGATGACAAAACCAGCGTTCCGTTGATGTCGTCGAACAGCTGCCCTTTAACTTGATCCTGCAGTTCCTTGTATAGAGGCTGCATCTTCGACCAAAGGTTTCTCGACATGCGCTTTATCTGGTACTGCTTAGCTTTATCTGTGTAGGTTAAGTTTTTAGTTATGAAACGACGCAGCTCTTCACTGGGTTCAGTTATGGTTATGATGTCGTTGTTTACGATAATATTGTTCATGGTAGTATTCTACACTGGGTATAAATTGATCTAGTCATCAACGGTGGTTATAAAAATAAAATGGTATAACCACCAATATGAAATGTAATCATTCAACGAAATATGCTAAAAATTTATGTAAAGAATGCTACGACAAACAGTGGTATGAAAACAACAAATTAAGAGAAAAGCTTCGTGGAGCAAAATACTATCAAAATAATAAAGAAAAACGACGAATTCAACGTGAGAAATGGCGATCAGAACATAAAACTTTTTTAAAAGATTATTATAGTAATCGTTTATCTACTGACCCCAGTTATAAATTAAAACAATATTTACGTTCTCGATTATATCGTGCCTTAAAAACTAAACAAAAAGTTGGTTCTGCCGTTCGTGACCTAGGTTGCTCTATAGAAGAATTTATGGTATACCTAGAACAAAGATTTCACATACATCCTACAAGTTGTAAAAATATGACTTGGGAAAACTATGGAGAATGGGAAATAGACCACATACAAGAATTAGATACTTTTGATTTAACTAAGCGTGAAGAATTTTTACAAGCTTGTCACTATACAAATCTTCAACCCTTATGGGCCGAAGAACATCTTATAAAAACAGCAGAATATATGCGTAAAAAATTTACTGTATAAAATAAATAGAGGTTTTTATGAAAAAAGATTTTTTAGAATACACAGATAAATTAAAAGATTCTTTATATTGGTGGTTGTCAAGAAGAAAACCGTTCATCGTCAACAATGAGTATAAGATCGAGCTTCTGTTCATCGACAAGGTTAACAACTCAGCTAAGATTCAGATCACCAACCTAAAGACAGGCGATATCACAACTGAAAGTCAACAAGGGGTTGACGATCATGAGTGATAACGTGTTTGAGCTTATAGTAGAAGAATGGGAAGCAAATCTTAAGCAAAGAGATCGTTCTGCTGCTGCTATTGACGGAAACTTTGAGGAAGTGTTTGAGTCGTTACACGCTGCTGGTGCTTCATTTGATGAAGCTAGAGCCCTTCTTCCAAGGGTTATAAAGGCTCATCAGCCATCTACGGCAGTTGCAAGAAACACATATAAATGCACAAAATCTTCACCTAGAGGATCGTATTTCACTGAAAAAGAATTCATAGATCAGTGGAACAAAGATATAGCAGACAAAGGGACGTCTG